CTCTTTCATATCCATACCTAAGCCATTAAATGTCTCAATATAATCGTCAACGATATACAGATCCAGATTGTATTAAAAAGTATTAGAGTCGGTAAACTCTTTCTCATACTAGCCCAGATTAGTAAACTAGATGTAGCTAAAGTCAAAAAATGAAAATACCATAACTCTATTCCAAATACTAATCCAGGTATGATAATAGCTGCTTTAGACATCCAAGCAGCAAATTCAATAGTATTATAATCTGTCCAATACTCTTTAGTTGAGTACATTTTATACCTATCAAAAATTTTACTATACCCTATGACTGCATACAATGCTACAATGGATAGGATAAACACTACTGGGTATATCATTTTCTATCTGTTTTTAATCCGTACTTAATCCACTTATACCATATACGTTCATGGATGTAATACTGAATTGGTTTGTAAATTAACTCTGCTACTCCAAAAGCAGCTCCTACTTTAACCGAACCGCTAATAAGCCACATGAGTAAGAATCCAATTAAGGTACTTACTACTCTGTAGCTTATAGTTTTGGCGATATGTCTTTTTCTTTCTACTATCATAACTTACCCTCTTCTTTCATCTGATTTCGGATACCGGTAGCAGAGATTCCTCTAATGTCTTCTGGCGGGACGTGTTCGATGACATCGTAACCTACTCCTCTTCCAATATTAACTGATTCAATATCTGGAATGATAATGATTTTAAGACGACCTGTATGGATTAAGTCTAGTAACTCTGTTGTAAGGTTTCTTAATACTTCTTGAGGTGTCCATGGATTTCTCTCATCAGGTTCTACATCTCTAATCGCTAGTAAAACCCTCTTACCTTCTTTTAACCTTTGATCAATTAACCAACGATGTCCGGCATGCCAAGGTTGCCATCTACCAATAAACATCGAATACTTAACATCATTAGAGGATGATTGAAATGCTGCTGTAGCTAAATAATTTGTGCTCATATTATATAATACGAATTTATTTTTGATTCTCCAACTCTTTTCTTATCTTGAGATAAGATTCAAAAGGTTTATCGTTTGTAGTATCTACATCAATAAACTTCTCTAATGGAGGTTCGTAATTAGCTACATGGAATTGAGTACGTCCTCTATCTTCAAAGGCGTGTACATAGAATTCTACTATACCGTTTCCTAGCTTCTCTTTGAAGCTTTCTCTCTGGTCTCTATACGGCGATACCAAAGAAACAAAAACGTTGTAGTTCTTCTTATGTAGGAAGTGAGCCATATTCTGAGCTAACTCTACATTCTTTCTCCTTCCTGCTTCTGAATAATCCTTGTTGTCAAATATTTCTCTTATATCATCTCCATCGATGTTTATAGCTTTAGGAAATAAATGTACAGCTAGCATCTCTGCTAGTGTTGTCTTACCTGCTCCTGGTTGTCCAGTGAACCAATATATCATATATTAATCTTTTGCTTTTACTAATACCTCTAGATTAAAACTCTCTAGGTCTATTTTAATACCAACAGGTTCTTCTCCTGCTTCGATTAGCTTATTAATAAATACCTTTAAATCATTCCGAACATAGTAACCACCTTGTGCAGTATAGTCGCCATCTTTCCAGAATAGTAATTCATTCTCCATAACTGATTTTTTAAAAAGTTCATTCCTTCGATTATTAAGCTAGGATCTGATAGGAGAGAAATAACACTTACGTGCTTCTCTCCACACAGTCCAGCTATATGTACTAACTCATGCATTAGATTAAAGCAGTTGCTAATTTGAATAATTCTTTATTCACTTTCAAATCCTTCTCAAAGGACTTAATCTTGCGAACTTTACGAACCTTCATAGAAGCTCCTACTGAAGCGCTAAAGCCTCCTTGAGTAACTTTCTCTTGGATTACGTTAAACACTTTCCAAAGATCGTCTCCTTTATCGGCTTGACGTTTTGGTTCTAAGATATCACGAAGAGTTTCGTCATCGTAACCTACCTTAGTTCCTTCTGGAAGCTTAGCAGAACGTAACAACATAGCGTCTAAAGCTAACTTCATCTTTTCTTCGTCAGTCAGGATACGTTGCTTCATTTGGTTAAGAACCTCTACCTTGTTAGGTAAGTCGTTAACTGCTTTGCTAACTACGTCACGTAACTCATCGAAGGTATAACCAGCATGACGAATGCGGAAGTCAGCAAATTGCTCATCTGCTACAACTAATCCGTTAGAGCATACTAATCGGAAGATACCAACTGCAAACTGGAATGAGTTAAAACCATCATGAGAGTTAGTCATGATAATGCGAGGGAAAGCATCGTCTCCGTCAGCACCCTTGATCATAATATCAGGGTTTTGGAAAGAGATCATATGCTTTGAGAAGATAGAACTCTTACCTGCCTTACGGCCTTTTCTTTGAGAAGCTGTAACTGGGAACCAGTTTAGCTTAGCTAAGTCGTCAATAATTGTCTCAGTATTAACGTGTAAATACTTTCCACTTACCTTTGGGTTAGTTGGAGCTGAAGCGAAAGCTAATGGACATACCTTATTGATGTCTTCTTTCGTCATAAATGTGTCTAAGGATTTGTTAAATGATTGCATCATAACCTTTATTTTTTAAATTGTTTAATTGATTTCTTATTATACCTTAAGATACGAACTTAGTCACTAAAAAGCAACTAACTCACAATCTTTTTTTTCGTTTTTTTTCCGGAAGGAATATCGTATAGGTCGTGCCATTTAGTACCGCCTATAATCATATTAAGACCTTTACTCTCAACTACTGTGTTTGTATGTAGGTGGTAAACTGGTCCATAGTAATCTTCCGTAATCATTGGAATATCTCTGTTAGCTCTAGTAACATATTCCGGCTCAGTTATTCGACGTTTTCCGTCAAATGATCTAAACTCAGAAGCTGTTGTTCTATACCAGGTATCTGAATCTGGATAGTAGCATTCTAATACTCCTGCTGTATTGAATGGGTATTCAATCTTGACTGTAAGTCCTCTTTTCTCTGACATAACCTTATTTTAATTTGTAAGAATATAACCAACCACAATCATCATCGTAGTCATCATCTTCAACTACTGTAAAGCCTCCGCCTAACATAGCTTGTAGCTTTTCTAGATTAACTCGTCTCCAATATCCAAAGCGAAGATAAACACTATTACTTCCGCCCATCACTTGACCGATTTCGAATTCTCCGAATTCTGCTGCAATCTCTACTACTTTCTTACTGCTTAATTTATTCATCATAACCTTTATTTTTATCTCTCTTTCTAATATACCTTAAATTACGAAAAAAGATTCAGAAAAGCCACTACTTATTAAACTATTTTTCCGGAAAGTACAAAAAAAGACCTCCTAAAAGGAGGCCTCTTTATTCAATCTAGCAGCTAATTACTGCTTAAAACGCCTACTTGGCTGCAGCGATCTGCGTAGTTAATTTACTTAACTTTGTAGCGTTGCTTTCTCTACGATACAACAAGCGGTAAGCTGCATTAACGATACGGTCGTTAAAACGAGCACCATTCAATACATTAGTAATGTGTGAAGTGCTGTAAGTATTGTCTAATACTTCGCTAATACGTGGAACGTCACCATTACGGCGCTTGCTTGCGATCTTTGAGATCTTTTGTGTGTAATTCATAACTGTACTTGTTTTTAATTTATAATTTAATATATGAAGAATATTTTTAGCAAACAACTCTGACTTAAAGTATTTTTCCGTAATCTTCTTGGTAGGCTAATTCTGCTGCACATCTGTAAGTATCATTTGGGTTAATTAATGTCCAGACTCTATCTATATACTCTCTTCCAAATCTAGTATGTATGTAGCTTAGTGTTAAGTACACAAAAGGAAAAGCATTCTTATACCCGTTGAGATGAGTCCAGCCACTAAAATCAAACCCTACTAAGTTTTTTAACTCAGCTCTATTGTTAATAACAAACCTTTCTTTTGGTTGAGCTACTTGAAAAGTAATTGGGTAACTTTCGTATATATGTCCACCTTCGTTACATATAAGCGGGTGGTTGTGGGTTAGAAAGCATGTACCAAACTCTATATAATCTTTAAAGCTCTTATCAAAAGTTAAGATCCATTGAGTAAAGAGGTACTGCTCTAATAAACAAGCTCTACTATAGTTAGCATCAAAGATGTGCTTATAGGCTCTATAAAGTGCTAGAGTTGTTTGAGCTGCTCTTCTCACTGTTGATAGATTTTTACCTACAACAATGTTCATATTTGGCATATGTTGAGCGTTGTAGTGTATAAATTCAGGTGGTATGAAGTTCTGAAGCTCCTGTAGTCCTTCTAGGTACGCCGAGCTATACTGTAGGAGTTCATATAACGAATCTGGAGTGAATGTCTCTTTATGTGAAAATACTATTCCAGGTTTCTTTGGTAAAGTTAACTCTTTAAATAAAAGCGTATCGTGATCAATATGAATGAACTCTTCAGTCTGTGCTTGGTATACTTTTAACTTAGCTACACTAAAGGTATCGTATTCGTAAGTAGATAGTACTTGAGTGTTAATTGAATCGTAAGGTATCTGTAGATCCTTAATTACTGCTAAGCTTTGTTCATTAGTGTAAAGGTGTATATTACCGTAAGCTTGTTTTGCTAATAAAGCACTTAGCGTCATGGTGTAGTAGTACTCTCTACCTAACGACGGTCTTTCTTTCTGTAATATAAAAGTGTGTACAATCCTCAAACTAGTTCTTTTTTAATCTTATCTAACAACTGCCATACGTCAATACATTCGTCTGACATTTCATTCTTATGGTAATATTCTAGACATTGCTGCAAGACTACTGGCCATTCTTTCTTTGCAATTGTAACTTCGTAACTAAAATCTGAATTGTCAAAGCTAATTAAAAAAATCTCTGCGGTGTTCTTTTTTGCTTCAGATGCTTCTCTGATCGTATCTGACATTTGCGCTACTAACTCTCCATTGTTGGGTGTAAATAATCTTTCAAACTCTTCTCGATCCTTAAATGTCAAATTTATCATTGTACAGTTATTATTTAATAGATTCATCTATATTTTGTAAAAGCTGTATTTCGTTTTGAAATACCAGGCTATCAAACTGTTGTCTTTCGTCTTCAATAAACTCAGTAACTAACTTAACTAAGTGTTCTGAGAATCTAGAGCTAATTAACAAATTGTAGTTAAACTTTGTATTTGTAATAACTACTTCGAAATCTGAAATCCTAACATAGTAATGTAATCTATCATTCTGCAGATAGTATCTACTTGAAAGAGGTGAGCTGCGGCAGATTGTATCTTTACGCATTAATAACTTAGAAACGATACTGTAGATGTACTCTTCATTCTCTGCGAATTTTGGAGTTTTTATGAATAACCTTTTGATGTACGAAAACATTTTAGTTGAATTTAGGTTTTAGATTCTGTTCATTAATAATATTCTTTACCTTAGTTATATAGGAAGTATCTTCTGCATAATACTGAGAAAGGTATTGGTAGTATTCTCGCTCTGTGTTGATATCTTTTAAATATGTAGCACAGTATAGCGCATAATCCATTACCGATTCAGACCAAGTAGGGTATACTGCATATCCATGTTCAGTTCCTGTTGCTAAATTAAGACGGGTAACTGGTTCTTTCATTCCGAACAAATTGTTATTCTGTTTAAATAAGAAAGATTTGTAGTTGTTAGATTCCAATTTAGCTTGAGCTAAAACTATGTATGGGAATTTAAAGTTTAAGCTTGCAATCTTCTCTATAAGTTTTGCTTCTGAAAAGCTGTTGTATTCTTTTAGTACAATTAACTTCTCTTCTTCTGGAATAGTTACTTCTTTCTTAACTGCTAAGCTAAGTAGTGAAGCTACAAAAAATGTTAAGAAAATTGGTCTAATCATTAGTTTGAATCGATTGATCTTTTCAAACATAAGGCTGTCTTTATTAAATTTGTATAGCATACTCTTAATATTTAGTTTAAAAATAGTTAATTTATTGCAGAAAAGCCACTAAAATAGCTTAAAAAAGTCCGTATTGATATTTTTCTCACGAAGCTTCTCATTACGTTCATGAAGCTTGACTAAGTCGTCAGCTACTTTCCTTTCCATTGGCTTTGGGCGTTTACCCTTTAGCTTTGACTTTCCTGCCTTTTTTGCTTCTTTACTCATTGTCTTGTAATAAATTCGTGACCAATAGGTTTATCATCTTCCTTATCGTACAACCCTAATTCTTTTAGATGCTCAATATGGTGTTCATCTAACTCCCATGTAAAGTCTTCCCCATTCTTATCTAAATAGTCCTCCATTTGGTCTGCTTGCTGTTCTGTGATAGGAGAAGCGGCATATAGAAACGAACAGTTGTAACATAAGAACTCTAGATTATCTAGATGATAGTTTCGTAGGTTACCGTCTTTATGGTTAAGTATTAAAGGTACTTTAAGGTCTAGGACTCTCCTCTCATTAAAGTCACATTTATTACATTTCTCTTCTATAAGAGCTTCAAAGATAATTCTTTGCTTAATCTTCTTAGGATCGAAATGTTCAACTGGAATACGTCCTTCTATAAGATCCATCAACGGAGGTTCTTTTCCGCTGTTGCTAAGGAACTTCGGTATACCTACGCCGGCTTGGTTCTTATGAACTTCTAACAGAGGTAAGCCAGTCTCTTCATCTTTATACATCTTAGCATACTTCTTATAATGGTTATAAGAGACATGAAGGTATCTAGCTGCTGCTCTATTAGAACGAGTCATCTTAAGTGCTCGTAGGATATCTTCCTTTAGTAATATTTTAGAAGGTCTTGCCATAATTAATCGTCTGCAATATCATCTTCTTCCTCTTCTTCTTCCTCTACGTCGTCGTAATCTGCATCATATACATACTGCGACTGATCGTCCATCTCTTCGTCATTAATAAGACGGTTGATGATAGGGGTTGCTGAAGAAGATAGTTCAGCTTCTACTGTATCGAAATCTAATATCTCTAATGGTACAGCTTTTCTTCCAGCAGCTTGAGCTTCTAATTCTAAGATTCGATTTGCTTGGTCTTGTGTAATAATTTCAACATCTGTCCAGATCTCTTCTCCTGTCCCGTAAGTGACTGTTCGAGCTAACAACGGCTTTTCCGTAGAGCAATTAATACAATTTTTGTATCCGTATTTATCCAACCTAAGTTTAGGCATTGGAGCATTACATTTGATACAAGGGATCATTTCAAAGTTTGTGTTCATAATATAACCGTTTAAATTTTAATTTGCATAAAGTTACGAATAAAATAGTTCATAGGCAACTCTAAAGTAAAAAAAGTTTGTATTTTTTTCCGGAAGTTAGTTTCCGAATTTTTGCTGGCTGTAGATTGCCTTTAGTTTTTGAGCTCTCTTCTTTACAGAAGGTTTAACGAATTCTTGACGCTCTCTTAATTCCTTAACTATACCTATTTTGTTGTGTTTTTGCTTATACACCTTCAAGGCGTGTTCTAGGGATTTATATTTTTTTAAATCTAGTAAAATCATTTTATTAAAATTTACAGAACTTTTATTAACGTCCTTATAATCTTATACTTTTCTAATGTTTATTGGTTTTTTCTTGATAGTTATATTAAAATAATTATAATATGTTAAACTTAATAATATCTATCTTCTTAGTTTGTTCTTCTTTTGGTTTTGCTATCTCTAAAACTACTACCTCCAATCTTATTAGAAAACAAAGAGAGCATAAAACTCCGTTATCAATTGACAAAGAAGTTATTTAACTCTCTCTATTACATTCCATACTTCTTCGGGAGTTCTAAAATCAAACGTTTCTTCTTTCTTATCAAACGTTAAATTAATCTTTCCGTCCCATTCTCTATCGTTTACTAACTGGTATAGGTATAGTTGTATTAATGCTAATTGTTGTTTACTGAAAATCATCTTAAAGAGATTCTCTATAACCTGTATGAATTTCTCTTCATAGACTGTAGGATCTAATCCTATCTCTTCTTCCATAAAGTCTCTCCTGTCTTCAATCTCTCTCAATATAGTTAGAGTTTCTACAAATAGCTTCTTATTCATATACCTTTTATCAGCTTCTTTAATTCTAATTCTATACTGTACTTTCAAAAAGGGCTTTAAAACTGATCGTATGTAGTTTTTCTCGTTCATAGTATATCAATTTAAAGTAACCTTATGAGTTACGTTACGCAATCGTCTTCTCCTCTGGAGCCTCCTCTTCTGGAGCTTCAGGAGCTGTGCCTGGGTTTTGACCAGAAAGTGCTTGTCTAACAATCTTATCGATATATTCAATATAAATAAAGAATCCTACGATTGTCTTATCTTTCAAGTTACGGTCTCTTTCTACTCTCATCCCAAAGTCTGCTAAACCTTTTTCAAGTCTCTGTTCTAGTTCAATAGCAATATCATTCTGCTCTGTAGGAGTCATTGCACCAAACTGAGTCGGTAGAAACTGTACCTTAATACCTTTCTTCTGAGGATCATCGTTAACATCTACCTTTAGTAGAAATGAATGTCCAGCAAAGTTTACTTTAGCAGCTTCACTTATTACGCTCTTTATGTGTTTTGTTAAGTCCATATGTGTGTTTTCTATATAAATAAATAGTAGGTTCTTCTATAGGTTGATTAAAGCTTCTTGAACTTCTGTCAAACGAGTAACTTTTATGACTAGATTACCCAACTTAAACTTACCGGGTTGTCCTTGTTCTTTAAGTATATCAGGTAGTAACTGTATTAGCTGAAAGTCGTCATTGTTAAACGTCTTTCCGTCAACCTCTACTGTAATATCATCATACTCTTCCGGGTTCTGGAAGCCTAATGTGAGTACTCTCTTATGTAAATCATAACTAGTTCTCTTATGTTCATATTCGTAATAAGAAGCAAACAAAACTCCCATCTCATCATCTATATAGATCCTATCGCACCAAGGTTCTAATGCGTCTAATAATTGTAAATTACAGTGTTTAACAGCAAAACCTATATTGTACTTAGGACTTACAATTGGCTTCATTAGCGACGTGTGTTTCACGTTAGAACCCCATTTTCGTATGAACTCTCTAGTAGAGTTATTCATAAGCTGCTGCCAG